ATCTGTACGAATAAAAATGTTATCCATGTTCCAGCGAAGAACCGGATGCCCTCCATGTGCCAATTTCTTCTCCAATGTTAGCTTCATCAATTCCTTTGTTGGAGGAGACATACTTGCAAATCCCTGCCCCATAGGAACCACTGTAAATCCCATTCCTTCCAGATTCTGCACCATCTGCACTGCTCCCCATCTATCGAAGGCAATCTCACGAATGTTAAACCGCTCTCCAAGAGATTCGATGAATTTTTCAATAAAGCCGTAATGCACTACATTTCCCTCCGTTGTCTGGATAAATCCCTGTCGCTCCCATACATCATATGGGACATGATCCCGATTTACACGAATTGGCAGCGTTTCTTCCGGCAGCCAAAAATAAGGGAGAATGAAATAGGGTTCGCTGTCATCTTCCGGCGGAAAGACCAGGCAGAAAGAGGTCAGGTCAGAAGTGCTGGAAAGATCAAGTCCTCCGTAGCACACGCGCCCTTCCAACTCTTCCGGATTGACTGGAAACGCACATGCATCCCACTTATTCATTGGCATCCAGCGTACAGCCTGCTTCACCCACTGATTCAGTCGGAGCTGGCGAAAGGAATTTTCTTCTCCCGGATTCTGCTGTGCAGACTCGCAGGCCGCCTGTACCTTATCCAGCCCTATCGTATCTCCCAGAGATGGATTTGCTTTCTTCCACACCTTCGGATCCGTCCAGTCTTCTTCCATTCCTGCACCATAAATCACTGGATAGAAAGTGCTGTCTTTCTTCCTTCCCTCCAGAATGTCTACGGCCTTCTGGTGTGTCTCATAGCAGATACTGTTGGTATCCGTCCCCGCCGTCGTGATCAGGAAATACAGAGGCTGCATTCTCGCATCGCCGGAACCCTTTGTCATAACATCAAACAGTTTCCGGTTCGGCTGTGTATGCAGTTCATCGAAAACTACTCCATGAATATTAAAGCCATGCTTACTGTATGCCTCTGCCGAAAGTACCTGATAGAAGCTGTTAGTCGGGGTAAACAAGATTCTCTTCTGCGATGTCAGAATCTTACACCGTTTATTTAATGCCGGACACATCCGAACCATATCTGCTGCAACATCAAAAACAATCGTAGCCTGCCCACGGTCTGCAGCACAGCCATAGATCTCTGCACGCTGTTCTCCATCTCCGCAGCACAAAAGCAGAGCAACAGCTGCCGCCAGCTCACTCTTTCCATTCTTTTTCGGAATCTCAATGTACGCAGTGTTAAACTGCCGATACCCGTTAGGCTTGATTATTCCAAACAAATCCCGGATGATCTGCTCCTGCCATTCCAGGAGTCGAAATGGTTTTCCTGCCCATGTACCTTTTGTATGGCATAGGCACTCTATAAAATTTACCGCATAGTCCGCAAGTTCTTCATCATACACAGAATCCTTCAATTTGAATTTCGTCGGTCTGTATTTCTTCCGCATATTTCCATCTCCCTACATACAGAGAACGCGCCACTGGCGCCTTCATCTGCATACATAGTAACAAGAAACAGAGCCCCTCGGCTCCGTCCCTGAAAAAATCATTCTGTTATCTATTGCTCCGGCTGCATTCGTGGATGGTCTTCAAAATCTGTTCCTGTTCTCCAGTATCCACACCCATTACCTGCAGTGCCTGTCTGGTTCCGCAGTCCGGACAAATCTGTGTTTTGTTGTCATCCCTTGAAAGTGCAGCGACACCGCAATAGCTTTTTCCACACAGCGGACAAACCGCTTTCACTCTTGTCTCATTCTTCATAGCCGCACACCTCCCTGCATTTCTCATAGGCTGCCATCAGCACTGCTTTATCAAAGTAGAAGGTTTCGTAACCTGTCAGACAGGTTCTCATGTAGTAATCCGTAGGGACTCCAATCGGTCGATCCTCATGCATGATGTAAGCAAATGCCGTCACCGTTCTGCGCTTTCCCGTGCGGATGCCCTTATACTGCAGCCGGATATCCTGCTTGTAATAAAAATTCGGGAATCCCTCATAACGGTCAAGTGCTGCCTCATCTGTATCCGTCACCTCCCAGACCACCACCGGAACCGTGCCATCCGGACATTTTTCAATGGTCAGGTAAGAGCCCGTCTTGCTCCCTTTGAAAAGCAGTTCCCAGCCATCAAGTTTTGCTGTGCCAAGAATTGTGGCATGCGGGCATCTCATCCGCATCTGTGCAACATTAAGATTGCTGCCATAGGCAATGTAGTATCGTTTCTTCATAGTGTATCATCCTTTCCGAAGGGTAAAAGTCTTCGGTGAAAACCTCTCACCAAAGCCGAGAAACACCCTTCTACTGCCTTAAGACCGCCGTGGCGGTCAGTGGTAAGGCGGCAGGAGGCTGTCTCCCTGCTAGGCTCTTCCGTTGCGGAAGGCTGTATCTCCCGAAAGCCTTCTGGTAAGGATTTCTCTTGCTGTTTTGAATTCATCCCCGATGAATCCGAGCCGGAGGAGCCATGTTCTCATCGCGTATTTCGGATTTTCATTCTGCTGCGGCTTCGGGCTTGCCGTTCTCACGGTCTTTGCCATCTGGCTGAGTGCAAGGCAAAGCTGAATGTAACTTTTGAGCTGTCCTGCGTGAAGTCCGCCCTTCCGGTCATCTGTCGGCTTGTCAAACTGGAACAGCCGGAATTCAATGGTTGCCTTAGTAAAAGTAGCATGCAGGTTCAGCATATGGTAGCGGCTTTCATTGTAATGCTGATTTCTTCCGCAGCTGCCGCCATTTTCGCAATACCAGATGTCTGCAAGTTCTGACATGGTCTTCGGTTTCCGGCGGTTGAGTTCCTTTAAGAAATCCGGATCAACTGTCCGGCAGTAGCGGTGCATCCGATAATGGTCTATGTTGAGTGCCTCTGCGATCAGGCTTTCATGGCTTGCCATGATGTTTGCAAGGTTCCTCAAGGTCTGCGGTGTGTGTCCCTTTGCCCCGATGTGGATATGGACTCCGCATCCTCTGGAAGCATCGCTCTTTGCACCCTTATGTCTGAGCTGACGGATCAGCTCCTGCAGCGCTTCGATATCCTCGTAATTCAGGATCGGCGTTACCAGTTCGCACTTCTCACTGTCCGGGCCTTCAATGCTGACATCCCGCTGGAACTTCCACTCTCTGCCCTGAGCATCCCATGCTGACCATGTACAGTAACCGTTCCGGCCTGCCGTGTTTTCGTATCTTCCGGTTCCAAAATAGGCGGCTGCGAGCTTTGCCGCTGCTTCCCTTGTGATATGGTTCATCTCGACCTCAACGCCGATGGTCTGCTTCTTCATTTCTTCGATCTGGTTTGCTGCTTTTTCGTTCATGGTGTGTACCTCCGTTTTTTCTTTGCTTTCTTGCCTTTCGGTGTACACATATTCGCTCTGAAGGCACACATTATCAAGTCAATTAGCAGCCATAAAACTACCAGAAATCAACACCTGGAATTGTGTATTTTACAGTTCTCATTCTCTGATTTTCCGGCATATATCCTCGCCGTAAACCACGTTCAGATGGCTGCCGTTATCCCAGCTCACCAGCACCGATGCTGTATCATCCACACCTGTCACTGTACCCTTGGTTCCGACCGGCGGTGCCTGTGCATCATCCATGCGCACCAGCTCCACCCGTGAGCCTGCCGGGTATTCCCGCCTGATCCGTTCCACAATCTCACGTTTTGGGAAGTTCACGCTTCATCACCGCCCTTCTTTCCATCCTTGAATGCAGAGGATCCGGTCAGATTCTTCATAAGAATCCGGCGGCTCTGCTTGTACTCGTCTCCGATAAATCCAAGCCGGAGAAGGAAACAGCGGAATGCGTACTTGGTATTTGTCACATCCTTCTCTTTGAGTGTCACCCGTTTCGCCTCTTTTGCCATCCTGCAGATAGCTGCAATCAGGCTGGTGTATGCCTCACACTCCTCGGCGGATGGAGTAATGGAAAACCATGGGAAGGATACCTTATCCTCTGTGATATTGATTGGCAGTTCATCAACTGCCAGTGCCGCCTTAAGCAATGCCGCCTTTCCGTCGACCAGCTTCTTTAAGTTTTCCAGCTGGGTGTCTGAAAACTGTTCCCTCGGCATTTCCACCGTAAGTCCCATCGGTTCAGATTCATTCATCGATTCATCCATCGGTTCATTCATCGCGGCCTCCTGCTTCCTGTAAAATTCCCACTCCTCCGGCTCAAAGCCTGCATTTACACAAGCCTGCACAATGGCGTTGCTCCGATCCATGATTGCCGGATCTGCATCGATCATGTCTCCCCAGGAAAGCATGCCGTCCTTGGAAATGTTGTAGTCCCCTATCTGGTATGCTGCACTCGGCATTCCAAGATATGCTGCTTTTTCTCCAAGCTCCCCGGCAATAATCTGTACCAGTGCCTTACGGTCCGCACCGCTCACGTTAAAATGTAGTACCATGTGAATTTCCTCCTTCTTTTTTGGTAGTACACATCTTCCCGTACTATCGGAGAAATAGCAACTACTATCTGTCCTGTAAATGTACCAAATATCTGCGTCCGGATTTGTCACTAATACAGTACATTTCTATGCCCCACCTGTTTCACCAGGTCTGCGTACATCAACTTTTCACCGTTGCGCTCCACATACACATCCTCCGGATTTCCGCCATCCTCCACGTATCTCCGGAGAATGACCGAAGCGTATTTTTCATCCAGCTCCATCATGCAGCAAATGCGTCCCGTCTGTTCACACGCCATCATCGTGGAACCGCTGCCGCCGAAAGTGTCGATCACAATGGAGTTTTCCTGCGAGGAATTGCCAATCGGATACGCGAGCAAGTCCAGCGGTTTTGAAGTCGGATGGTTCTTATTGCGCTTTGGCTTGTCAAAATTCCAGATAGTGGTCTGCTTGC